AACGTGTCTTTGGCATAGAAACGCCATTGGAGGCGTAAGAATGTCTGAAGAACAACCAACAGAAACAACCGAAGTCGAACCGGACGTTTCGACAACCTCAACAGATGAGGTAACCGAACTGAAAGCACAGCTTGCATCACAGGCTGAGCTGATTGAACAACTGACCAGCGAGAAGTTAATCGCTGTGAAGACGGAATCACGGCCGCCGCACAAGGCCGACCAATACGTGAAGAAGCCCAAGCAGGTTATCCACGTAGAGTGCACCAGGTGCAAGAGCTCCTTTCCCCATGCTGTGGAAACGAGTGATGAGATTCCTCTGTATTGCAGAGCCTGCCTCGAGATGATGGATAAGATTCTCGGAGTGAGCGCAGAGGAGTGGACACCGACGCGAGGATTGATCCGCGCTTTTGAACCACCAGAGGGACATCCTGTGGTGATTCCACCCGCGGGACGATTCAAGAAGGATCGAGTTGCAGTACATGGCAAGAACATGGTGCTGTATAATTCGGCCCATCCAGCCCATCCGTGGATGATGGATTTGGATGATTTCTTCCGCAGATATGAACCGCTGCAGATGTGCGCGGGCTGCGGACGCAAGTACGGTGAGTCCTGGCTCATCGAAGATCTGTGTTTCGGCTGCTTTAAGAAGGCCTGAAACCATGGTGCGCGAGATTCCAACCGCGGATGTTCCAGATATGTTTGATCTCCGTGATGGTGAGGCCAAGCGCGTCCGTGCCTACTCAACTGGCGCGATGGCCGTCGAAGAGTCTCGCGACCTCAAAAGTCCCTTGTTGACTCAGCGTGATGAGAGTGAAGTCATGGCATGGCTCCGCCTCATGATTGATTCAATGAGGGATCTTTCTCCTTTTGTAAGTCAACAGGAGATGAGGCAATATGCAAAGATTGGACCGTGGTCGATCTGTCCAGCCGGCGAAGAGTGGATACCTCAAGCAGCGAGGACGCGATTTGCGCATAGCGGTGCGGATTTTCCTCGCGATTTGGCTGAACATATTGAGACCTTTACAGCGGACTACTTTCGATCTGCGCGCGCAATTACCGTCGGGAAGGGATTACCCTGCTACCAACGGGGACACACTCGGGCTTACCTTGCATGCGCAACCCCTGGAACATGTACTTCCAAGAATTGTGGGAGGCGTTCACGACCCGATTCCAAATCTACCCCGCCGTCATATTCCGCAGACTCACGCAAGCGGGGCCGTCTAAGGGTGACACTAAGCTACGAATGGTCGGAGGACACTCAAAATGCGAGTCCTTCGGAGCCGCTCGAATTGTTCATCCCGCTACAGAACAGGTGGCTAAGGTGGATAGCGTATATTGCGTTCTTCTTGGCCCTGATCCGGCAGGTGGGCAAGTTAAACTTACCCTAGGCAACGGCATAGCTGCCGATGCAGTATTTGTGTCCACAGACGCGAAACGCTGGGAAGATTACGTCTGGAGTGCGTATGCGTGGGCTTTCTTCCGTGGAATTGGAAAAGCCTTTAACTTGAGTGAGAAGGAGGTTAACACCCTGGCTACTTACTTCACCGCATGCGGATTTATGGGCCCCCAGACTACATGGCTCGTCGATGGTGATCCTGAAACAGAGGGACACGGTGTCTCAAGCGGTTCTGGATTTACCTGGCTGTTAAACAGCATAATCCACAGGTGCCTAGTTGAGTTATATTGTAGTCTTTTTGACGTTCGTATCATTGGACTCCACATAGGTGGTGACGATGGTCTGTATGTACTGGACTCCTTTAACGCGAAACATTTTGCGGAATGGGCACAGGAACGCGGGTTTACGTTCGAACCTGAGGGAATGATCATATCCAGAGATGGAACCTGTAAATTCCTTCAATACCTCTACGACCCCCCGAATGGCGTCTACATGGCTTATCCCTTGCCAAGAGTCGTCGGTCATGCCGGTAGGTATGAAATGTTTCGGGATCCGTCTGGCGCGGATGAAAAGAAGGCCAAGAAACGAACCCGGAAGTCGTGGTCCGGTCGGGAAGACACGTTAAGGTGGCTTTCCCAATGCTCCAACGCTATTGGACACCCCAAGTTCAAAGAGTTACTGGCTCAGTTCATCCAATGGGATGAGGAGTATAGAATGGGACTCAAAGCGGGTAGTGTGAAACGCTTCATTGCTACAGCTGTTGATTCTCCTTTTCTGGAACGACACCGCCAGAATTTGAAGAGTATGCCGTGGAGCCGCTCACTTGATAACCCAACCACGCTGTCCGCCTTAGAAGAAGTAGCCCAAGGGGCTGCAATTCTGAGAGGGCGCGAGGAGGCCACAGTGTAGTGGATGAGTAGGATCC